CGACGGCCACCGCATGATGCGCGTACCCGTAGCGCTGCCGGACGGCCTTGATTTGATACTGCCCGCCAGCACCATGAAGCTGCTGCAAGACCGCACGGTCACCGTGGCTGCAACAACCGGCCAAGCGGTCATTGATGCAGGTGATGGCATCACCATCTACAGCCGCCTTCTTGACGGTAAATACCCCGACGTGGCGGCGCTGGTGCCCAAGTCCTTTGAGCACACCATCACCCTGGACCGGCACCGCTTTGCCCGGTGCCTGGAGCGTGTCGCGCTGATTGCAGAGGCGCACAACTCAGTTGTCAAGCTCACTGCAGTCGATGGCTATGTGGTCATCACCGCCGAGGCTGATGCCAACAATGGCAAGGAGCGCCTTGACTACGACGGCGACGGCACCGGCGCATGGGCGTTCAATGTCCATTACCTGCTTGATGGCCTGAAGGCCATGCGGCAAGCAGAGACTGTTACAATGTCGGCCAATAGTGCAACAACGCCAGTCGTGCTGAGGCCGACTAGCATGACAGAGCAGACGTATCTCATCATGCCGATTCAAATCCGGGAGTAATACAATGGCGCGTAAAAGCACTAAAGACGAGATCCAAAACCGCGTAAATGAGGTTTATGGATTACTTTTGCGTGCATGGAATCATAATCAAATTGTTCAATACGGTTCCGAAAAGTGGGGAATAAGTGAACGTCAAGTGCGTGATTATTTGGCTGAAGCGCGTAAATTAATGGCGCTTGACGCTGAGCTGGAGCGGCCTCAGTGGCTTGAAGCTGCTTTAGCGCGGCTGCAAGATTACGAGCGCATTGCACGCGAGAACAATCAAGTCGGCCTTGCCATGACTGCAGTAGAGAAGCAAGCCAGGCTGCTGCGGTTTGAGATGTCGTGATTCAGTTACTACACGGCGACTGCTTAGAACGGCTGCGCGAGCTGCCGGACTGCAGCGTGGACGCGTGCGTTACGGATCCGCCGTATGGGCTGAGCTTTATGGCCAAGGCGTGGGATTACGACGTGCCCACGGTGGAGGTGTGGCGCGAGGTGCTGCGGGTGCTGAAGCCCGGCGGCCACCTGCTGGCGTTCGCGGGCACCAGGACGCAGCACCGGATGGCGGTGCAAATCGAGGATGCCGGCTTTGAGATCCGCGACATGATCGCGTGGGTGTATGGCTCGGGGTTCCCGAAGTCGCTGGATGTGAGCAAAGCGATCGACAAGCTTGACGCGGCGGAGGCGCAGCAGGCGCGGCGGTATCGGTTTACAGAGTGGGTGCGATCGACTGGGCTGACGGCCAAACAGATCGACGAAGCCACCGGCACCAACATGGGTGGCCATTACACGACGGCCGCCAGCCAGCCGGCGATCATGACGCTCGAGCATCTGGACGCGGTGCGTCACCTTATTGGTGAGGTGCCTCAGTGGGTCGAGCGCGAGTGCGAGATCCGCAGCGTCGAGTCGGAAAACTTCAAACGGCGCGGCTTCTACGAAACACCAACCGGCGGCCTTCATGGTGGAAGCGGGAACACTGTCGGGAGCTTTACGGGAAGGCAGGCGCTGCCGTTTGGCGTGACTGAAGATGCCAAGCGCTGGCAAGGCTGGGGCACTGCGCTGAAGCCAGCCCTGGAGCCGATCACGGTGGCGCGCAAACCGCTGAAGGGCACGGTGGCGGCGAACGTGCTGGAGCACGGGACTGGGGCGATCAACGTGGATGGGTGTCGGGTGTCTCACGCGGAACCGTGCCGCATGATGCAGCCATCGCAGGCCAACATCGACAACCCCAGCGATAAGTGCCGGCAGGCCGGACGCCGCGAGGCTGTGCTGGAGCTAAAGCCAGAAGGCCGCTGGCCGGCGAACCTGATCCATGACGGCAGCGATGAGCCGTGCGAGCTGCTGGGCGATGCCGCCCGTTTCTTCTACTGCGCCAAGGCCAGCAAGTCTGACCGTGGCGACGGCAACGGGCACCCGACCGTCAAACCAACCGAGCTGATGCGCTATCTGTGCCGACTGGTGACACCACCGGGCGGCGTGGTGCTGGACCCGTTCATGGGCAGCGGCAGCACTGGCAAAGCTGCAGTGCTCGAGGGCTTCCGGTTTATCGGCATCGAGCGAGAGGCCGAGTATCTGGAGATTGCGCGCCAGCGAGTACAGGCGACTGACATGCAGGGAACGCTGTTGTGAGCATCGTCAGCGGCATCTGCGAACCAGTGCCGCTGCTTGCATTCATGCAGCAGCAGACGCCAGAGGATACGGGTGACTTAGTTGCCCGCATCCGTGCTGACCTGCACCCTGGGCAGCTTGCGTTTGTCGATGACACCGCAACGCAGATCCTTGGCATCTCGGCTGGCTACGGCGCTGGCAAGACCAGGGCATTGTGCGCTAAGGCCGTGATGCTGGCAGCGGTCAATCAGGGCTTTATTGGCTGCGTCATGGAGCCGACCGGACCGCTGATCCGCGACATCTGGCAGACGGACTTCGAGGCATTCCTAGAGGCGTACGACATCCCGTACACCTTCAGGGCTAGCCCGCTGCCTGAGTACATGCTGCACTTGCCGGGCGGTGACACCAAGATCCTGTGCCGCAGCTTTGAGAACTGGAGCCGCATTATCGGCTTGAACCTTGCCTGGGTGCTGGCTGACGAAATTGACACGGTGACGCCCAGCATTGCCAACAAGGCATTCCCAAAGATCCTTGGCCGACTCCGCAGCGGCAATGTCAGGCAGTTTGGCGCGGCATCGACGCCAGAGGGGTTCCGGTGGATGTGGAACACCTTTGGCAGTGATGAGGCCAAAGCAAGGCCTGACCGCCACTTGATCAAGATGCGCACCGTTGACAACCCGCACCTGCCACCGGACTTCATCGAGCGGCTGGAAGCCAACTATGACCCAAGCCTGCTGCGGGCGTACCTAGACGGCGAGTTTGTCAACCTGACAACCGGGCAGGTCTATGACCGCTTCGACCGCGCTAAGCATGTGGTCAGCGAGCTGCCGGATACTGACCGCGAGCCGCTAAGGGTTGGCGTTGACTTCAACGTTGGCAACATGTCGGCGGTGATCGCTATCAGGCTTGGCAGCAGCCTGCTGGTGATTGATGAGATCAGCGGCGCTCACGACACCGACGCACTGGCGCAGGAGGTGGTCAGGCGTTACCCCGATAGGCGGATGTACGCCTACCCAGACGCCAGCGGCGGCAACCGCAGCACCAACGCAAGCCAGACCGATGTGCAGATCCTTGAGAGCTATGGCATGTCCAACCAGTCGCCGCGAGCAAATCCTCCCGTCCGTGATCGGGTGGCTGCTGTTCAGGCTTTGCTGGAAAACGGCAAAGGGCAGGTCAGGTTGCAGGTGTCAGAAACTTGCAAGCGGGTCATCGAATGCTTAGAGCTGCAGTGCTACACCGATAAAGGCGAGCCGGACAAGGACGCGGGCTTTGACCACATGAACGACGCGCTCGGCTACCTGGTGTGGCGTGAGTTCAACCCGCTACACGCTGGCGCTGGTCGGGGCACGGGGGTACGGCTTTATTAGGGTTGACCACGGCGGCAAACGCTGGTATCTTTTGCTCACGGCCAGCCGGCCGCCCACCTACCATCCCAACCATGACCACCAACCCCTGGCTCAATCGCTTCGCAGCCCTGACGCTGCTGTTCATGATGTACGGCGTTGGCATCAGCGTCGGCCGTGACCAGGCCGTGCAGGCGCATCACAACCACCCGGCCTGCCATCAGGGGCTGAAGCCGTAAACTGACACCATTGTCAGCAGTTAGCGGTCGTGTATAGCGGGTACAACTTCTACGACCGGCCGCTAGCGCAGCGCACCGTATCGAAGGTCAACGACCCTAATACAAGCTGGTACGCGCAAGAGCCGCATTGGATCTTGATTGAAGACCTGCTGCAGGGCACCTACGGCATGCGCAAAAAGCATCGCCGTTACCTGCCGCAAGAACCACGCGAGCTAGACGAGTCCTACGACAACCGCCTAGCCCGTAGCGTCTGCCCGCCGTATTACATCCGCCTAGAGCGCATGTTGGCCGGCATGCTGACCCGCAAGCCTGTCCGACTGGATGACACCGCTGACGTCATCCGCGAGCAACTATTTGACGTAGACCTGCAAGGCAATGACCTCAATGTCTGGACCTATGAAGCAGCCCGCAAAATGGTCCGTTATGGCCACATTGGTACATTGGTGGATGCACCGGCTAATGGGGGTCGACCCTATTGGGTGACCTATACGCCCCGGCAGATCCTTGGCTGGCGCACCGAGACGCAAGAGGGCAAGCAAGTGCTGACCCAGTTGCGGCTATCGGAAGTGATCAC